GAACTGCACTTGGACTGATGTCCGCTGCAGTTGGTAAATCATTACACATTGGAGACCATGGCAGAGCTGCCCTCACCGAAGCTTATAATCACAGTATTGCTAAGTGGAACCTGTTTCTTTTTGATGGCTTCGGTTCTTTCGACCCAGACGTTATCTATAACCGAATTGAATACCTTGCTTGCGGGTTAGATACCAAGGTCATCTTCCTTGATCACCTATCCATCCTTATGTCTGGACTAGAGGGTGATGAGAGGAGGATGATTGATGTTACAATGACCAAGCTGCGTTCTCTTGTGGAGCGTACTGGCATTGCTATGTTCCTTGTATCCCACCTACGACGCACATCCAATGACACAAACCATGAAGAAGGTGCCCGAGTCACACTTGGACAGCTTCGAGGTTCGGCAGCTATTGCTCAATTGTCAGATGGAGTTATTGCGCTTGAACGGAACCAGCAAGCGGATCGAGGAGGCTCTTCAACGACTGTGCGAATCCTCAAAAACCGTTATAGTGGGGAAGTAGGTGTAGCTTGTCAGCTTACCTATGACCTCGACACTTGTAAATTCACTGAGACTGAAGCTGATGACTTCGACCCAACAACCGACTTCTAAAGTAAAGCGCCCTAACCCTCCCACGCCTGATGCAGTAAAGCGAGCACAGTTTGTTGATAAGACCTACAAGTGGACTGGTAAGTGAACCTTATCTTTGACTTAGAGACTGACGGTCTATACGATGATTGCACCAAGGTTCACTGTATCGGTATCTATGATCTCGACGCTAAACAAACGCTTGTCTTCAATGATGAAGGTACTGAGCAACCTATTACAAAAGGTGTCCAGTTACTCGAAGACGCCTGTTGCCTTATTGGTCATAATATTATCGGTTATGATATTCCTGTGCTCCGTAAGCTCTATCCTTGGTTTACCCCCAATTGTAGGGTTGTGGATACTTTGGTACTTAGTCGTGTTTATCACGCTGACATACTGAAGACCGATCAGAAGCGTAGGTGGAAGAATATGCCACCACAGCTTCAAGGACGCCACTCACTGGAATCCTATGGCTACAGGTTAGGTGAATACAAGGGTGAGTTTGGTAAGGATACCGACTGGAAGAGCTGGTCACAAGAGATGCAAGATTATTGTTTACAAGACGTACAAGTAACACAGAAGTTATGGCAACACTTCCTCCCATACCTGACTTCATCCAACTAGAGCATGACGTTGCAACAATCCTCACCCAGCAAGAGATACATGGGTGGTACTTTGATGAGCCTGCTGCATGGGAACTTGAATCGTCTCTCAGACGAGAGCTTGAAACTCTTACTCAGTTACTACGCAACAGGTACCCTCTCATTAAAGACAGAGAGTTTACTCCTAAGAGAGTTAACCGAACCACAGGATACGTCGCAGGTGCTCCTCTCACTAAACTAAAGGAGTTCAACCCTGGTAGCCGTGACCACATTGCATGGGTCATGAAGAATCACCATGGTTGGGTGCCCGATAAAGAGACAGCAAGTGGCAAGACTGCCATTGATGAAACTGTACTCAAAGACATCGGCACAGAGGAGGCGTTACAGTTCTTCCGTTGCCTAGAGTTAACTAAGCAGTTAGGTATGTTGTCTGAAGGCAAGAATGCCTGGCTCAAGTTAATCAAGGGTAACCGCATCCACCATCACTGTTCAGTATCTACTAACACGCACAGATGTGCACACCGTAATCCAAACCTTGCTCAGGTGCCGAGTGATCTTAACTTTAGAAAACTATTCACTGCTAGCCCTGGCCATGTCATGGTTGGTGCTGATCTCGCAGGGATTGAGCTTAGAATGCTCGCACACTACCTTGCTCGATATGATGGAGGCCGCTACGGAGACGTACTTCTCAACGGTGACATACACCAAGAGAACGCTGATAAGATAGGCATCTCAAGGCGACTAGTAAAGACTGTAACCTATGCGTTTCTGTATGGGGCAGGTGATCAAAAGATAGGACTTAGTTATGACCAAAGTCTTTCCCCGGACAAGGCAAAAGCAAAGGGGGCTGAAATACGAAGTGCTTATGTTGCTGCCATTGACGGCCTGGATAGTCTTCTTACCGCTGTTCGTCAGGCAGGTGAGCGAGGCTTTATCAAGTCAATAGATGGACGAAAGATTGCAGTAGACAGTCCACACAAAGCGCTCAACTACTTGCTCCAATCAGGTGCAGGTGTTGTTGCCAAGCGGTGGATGGTAATCGCTAATCAAAACTTTCCAACCATAGACAACGACTACTTATTCCACACTCATCAGCTAGCATTTATCCACGACGAACTGCAGTGGGAATGCCTGCCAATCTACTCAGATGATCTAAAGAATCACCTGGAGATGTGCGCAGCGTTGGCTGGTGAATACTACAACCTCCGAATCCCTATTGCTGCCGAAGGGAAGATCGGATCCACCTGGGCAGATGTACACTAATTATGGCTGTTAAATCAAAGACTGCACTGGGACGTGTTGAGTTCAAGTCCCGTGCTAAATACAAGCGTACCCGTCAAGGTAATGGTACTCGATCTCTCCCTTCTCATGGGCGTAAGCTTCGGAGGGGTCAAGGTAAGTGAGTCTTCTCATTGACGCTGACTTTATCGTCTACAAATGTTGTGCAGGAGCTGAAACAGAGATTGATTTTGGAGAAGACCTCATCGTTGTTACCTCCAACTTCAAAGAAGCATATGAGTATGTCGAGCGAGAGTTATATAACATCGCAACTGACCTTGGATGTTTTGACGATTCTATTCTGTTCTTTTCTGATTCTGTCAACTTTCGTAAATCTATTGATCCAGCATATAAAGGACATAGAAACCGAAAGAAGCCGTGCGGCTACAAAAGGGTCATCAACAAACTCAAGGAAGAGTATCCCGTTGTTGTGATGCCTACACTAGAGGCTGATGATGCGCTTGGCATCTACGCTACTAAAGAGCCAGGACACATCATTTGTAGCCCTGACAAGGACATGCGGCAGATCCCTGGGGACCTCTATGACCTCACTGATGGAGTGACCACTGTAGAGCCTGAGGAGGGCCGTAGATGGCACCTCATCCAAACACTTGCTGGAGACCAAACAGATGGTTACGCTGGTGTTCCTGGTATTGGTATCAAGCGTGCTGTTGCTTTGTTTGAGAAGGAAGGATATACATGGGACACAGTAGTAAAGGCATTCGCTGAGAAGGATCTTGGAGAAGATGTAGCTCTTATGAATGCACGCCTTGCTAAGATTCTACAATGTGATGACTATGATTTCACCAATCAAGAACCAAGACTTTGGTCTCCCAGCTCCAGTACTGGAACTAACGATGGAGCAGCAGTTCAAACTCAAACAGATTGAGAATGCACTGCGTGATCCTGAGACAAAGCTAGAAGATGTAATCACTATCTTCATGGCTTTACAACGCCAAAACTTTACTCTCTGCAACACAGTATCCAATCTAGTCAAGAAATGGCCGACTCAAATTCCACAGGTCCCAACTACTACAAGCGGGGATCAATTCAAGTTTGGGATTTCATCCGAGATCAAGGACTGAACTTCCACCTTGGCAATGCCATTAAATACATCTGCCGTGCTGGCTACAAAGACAGCAAAGTAGAAGATCTTAAAAAAGCAATCCACTATCTTCAAAATGAGCTTGAAAGCGAAGTCATTCATCAGCGTCCAATCAAAGGAGTTCAGGAAAAGTTTCCAGGTCAAGAACAGTACGAGTCCAGCTTCACGGACTATGCAGCGGACTTTGATCGTTGAGGAGTTCAAAGAGTTCCTTGACGCTGAGAACCAGCTGCTACTGGGCTTCACCATTAACGCCACTGATTGCCTGAAAGAGTTAGCTGATCTCGTATACGTCTGCTATCAATATGCAGAGAACCTTGGTTGGGATCTTGATGAAGCTCTCAACCGTGTCCACCGAAGCAATATGAGTAAGCTTGGGGAGGACGGAGAACCTGTTTACCGAGAGGATGGTAAAGTCCTCAAGGGTCCTAACTATCAACCACCAAACCTTAGTGATCTTGTCTAGTATGTCCACTGACCTTATTGCCCGTACTGGGCGCGTTCAATCTTGGATTGATGATCCCACCTCACGACTTCCTGTGTCGTGCACCGTATTCGTAGTAGAGGACACCATGGAGGGTCCCAATGGAATCGAAGCATCTTGGCGATTTGTTTCGCACGCTCTGCGCTATGGAGCGGGAGTTGCAGTCCATCTATCTAAACTCCGGCCCCGAGGAGAGGAGAATGATAAAGGCTTGGTTGCATCAGGCCCCGTATCTTTTGCCAAGATCTACTCAACGCTAAACGAGATCCTTCGACGTGGGGGTGTTTACAAGAATGGCGCTGTGGTTCTCCACTTGGACCTTAACCACCCTGACGTGCTTGAGTTTATTACTGCTTCTAGGGCTGAGCTTCCTTGGGTTAAGCGTTGCGTTAACATTAACAAGCATTGGTGGGAAACTACTGCACCTGAAATCAAAGAAGCTCTCCTTGATGGTATTAAAAAGGGGGACATCTGGCTTAACAAAACAAAGGTAGACAACAATGGAAATCGAATCAGGGGTAACGTATGCTTGGAAGTATACCTGCCCTCACGGGGCACCTGTTTACTTCAACATGTCAACCTCGGCGGATGTGAACTCAATGACATTCAAGGTGCGTTCGTCCACGGAATGTCCGAACTGTGCTCACTTCACGGCAAAACAAATGTTGGAGAAAGCGGGGAATATCTGCCTTCAAGCACGGATCGCCAAGTCGGTCTCGGATTGCTGGGACTCGCCAACCTTCTGAGGCGTTATGGCATTAGCTATGAAGTGTTTGGTAAAGCACTGAAGGATATCAACGATGGGCAGATGGCACAGACACCTGCTCATATCCTTGCAGCTGAGATCAATGCTGGTGTCACCGCAGCAGCACATACCGCCCGTATCAACAAGATGGACCGGGCTTTTGCTATTGCACCTACGGCATCTTGCAGCTATCGCTATAAGGACCTGGATGGGTATACTACCTGTCCTGAGATCGCTCCTCCTATTGCCCGTCAAGTTGACCGTGATAGCGGTACTTTTGGCGTCCAGAGCTTCGACTATGGTGATGTAGAGATCGCCTCTGAAGTTGGCTGGGAGAACTACAAGCGAGTTGCGGATGAGATTGTCCGTATGCTCGATAAGACGGGTCTTCTTCATGGTTACTCATTCAATAGTTGGTCTGATATGATCACCTATGATGAGCAATTCATTGAGGAGTGGCTGGATAGCCCCCAAACATCTCTTTACTACTCACTCCAAGTGATGGGAGACGTTCAGGACAAATCCAGCGCATATGCAGCACTGGATGAATCTGAAGTCGATGATTACCTGGAGTCTATTCTAAACGATCCTGCTCCTAATTGTAATTGCGGCGAATGAACCCTTATCAAAAACTACAACAACGTAAGCGTACCTGGACTCCTGTTCAAACAACTGCTGGAACTATTCGTGATGGTGCCGAAGAAACGATCTACCGTGCGCTCGCTATGCGACACATGGAACTCCCCGTTGGTAGCTTCATTCAAGATGCCCTTGGTGAAATTCCAAGCCTATCGGCAGACCTGCTCCGATCTAATGTCAAAGACGAAGAAAACCACGACCTGGCTCTCGGTTACATCGCCAATGCTTTGGGTGTTGACGAAACTGCTGAAGCCGAAGCAAAGCGACTCAGAGATGCGTGGACGGCGCATCCTGATCACACAGTCCTTAAAGCACTGGTTGCCGAGCGTGCAATCTTCTTCGTACTACTCCCCTTCTTCCGCTTTAATGGTGACGCTGGTCTCAGGACCGTATCCGCTGACATCAGTCGAGATGAGCAAGTTCATGTAGCAGCCAACAGTCTTGTGTGTAAGGAGATGGGGTTGGAAATCAGCCCCTCTCTTGACAAACTACGTAAGGCGACTATCAATTGGGTTATGACACCTTTGAAAGCGTCTACTAACAAATATCTGGACAAAAAATTTTGGCTAGATGCTAGTGACAGATTGATGTATGAAGGTAAAGCACCAGAGCTTGTTGAAACTAAACGGGCTCGGATGATTAGTTTCTTTGAACACGCTAATGTCAATCTGCCTCAATACGGTTAAACAGTGTAAGTCCTGCGACCAAAAGAAACCGTTGGATCAGTTTTACTCTGAGCCAAGAGTATCCGATGGTCGCACAGCACGATGCAAGGAGTGCATTAAAACTGCAGCGTCTGTCCACTACAGTATAAATAAAGAGAACATTCTCAAGAGAAACAAAGCGGAGTATTCTTCCGAACAGGAACGAGTTAAAAAACTACGACGTACATACGGCATTTCTCTTGATGTGTATGAGCACATGCTGAAAGAACAGGACCATAAGTGCAAGATTTGTGGTTCTACTGATCCAAGGCATAACTCAGGTAACTTTGTTGTTGATCACTGCCATACTAAAGGTCATGTTCGTGGTCTGCTGTGTGGTGAGTGTAACCTGATGCTGGGTAAGGCACACGACAACATTTCTACTTTGCAGAATGCAATCATCTATCTCTCTAAATATGCTTGAGACGCATGGTCTCCAGCTTACTTCTCTTCTAACACAACTAGAGGAGAACTTCCCACCACTTAATCCCCACCCGGATGACTCACACTCATTAAT